TCGTTATCTCTGGTTGTCTGCCAAGAATGGAATATTTCCCTTGCTTCGGCTTTCTCCAGAACTACTCTGTCGCCTTCATTTGAAATGTTTTTCCTCGAAAAGAACATAGGTGTTTACTCTAGGTCGCCAGTAAGCTCTAAAGCCTTGTTTATCAGGTAAAGCGGAACATTCTTTCCATCTTTTACTTTGTCTAACAGTTGATGTGCTTCAAAGTGGGACATTTTTATTCCATTTGTGTTTCTCAAGCCACTTCTTAGCTTTCTCTTGTGCTTCCAAGGCTGCTTGTTTTTCTGCTTCAGTAGATTGTTTGACGATCTGCTTAACTTCTTTGGTTGGTATGTGTGGCCCTTGGTTGCACAGGTTGCGGAACTTGATGGCGCTCGGAATGAACTCTCCATCAAGTTTGGCAATGGCAAAGTCCATGCTTGGTCTGTATGTCAGAAAACGACCTAATTGGGTTTTCCATTCTTGTCGGACAAAGTCTGGGTCTAGCCCATCAAAGTGGCGATTAAATGGCGCACCAAATATCGCCATCATTCTCGCAAAGATGTAATCTAATCCTTGGTCTGCTGTGCAGAAATCAGTTTCCAAGTAGTTTGACATTGCCACCTCCAATTAAGCCTCTTGTTAAACCAGAAATAACTCGTTGGTTCATCTGACCTGTTTTGCTGAGATTCTTTTCATCAGGCTTTAACCAATCTGCTTGCAACCCTTGAGAGCCTCTTGCACACCAAACAGACAAGAAATCGCTAAAAGCCATATTTGCTTTAGTCGCTTCATTTCTTGCGCTGTTAACAACAGTCTCGGTTACTGGCGCTTTCTTTGCTTTGCGTAACTGTTTCCAATCATCCCAAATTTGTTGGTCAACATCAGGAGGGCAGGCAACGCTAGTTGCTCTCTCTTTCTGTATATCTATACTCTTCTCTTCTCTTCTCTTCTCTGATAACTCTTTTGTCACGCTTGGTGCGTTACTATTTGCGTTACTTTCATCAGTATTTCTATGTTTATTCTGACGATTCTTTCCTAAAGCCCTCTTTTTGGCTGTTTCACCATTGTGATATTCAAAGTTTGGCAGGGTAAGTAGGTGTCCTTTTTGGTCAAGCCAACCAACAAAAGTCATTTGTTCAGCAAAGCCTGTAACGCCAGCCAAACGATCTAGTAACGCAAATGTCACGCTGTTAGCGTTACCATCAATTGTGTGAGTGTCAAACCATGACCAAATACGCACAAGTTTTCCAACTACAGCGTCCGGGTCTAAATTCATCCTTGCAGCTATTGCAAGAACTTCTGGTTTATCAGGTGTATCTTTTTGAAGTTTTATCCAATCGCCAGCCATGTCACACCTTCCAATCTGAAGAGCCAACGACCTGAACAACTAAATAGCGTTTGTCTTCAGCTTGCTTTGACAATCTATTAGCTTCTGCTTGAGCCTTCTCGATGGAATCATGTATGCAAGTAAATCGCATACTTTTTGTGTGGCGGCTTTGACGCATAACAGCGTATTTGCCATGCCAATTTTGGAGTGGAGTTTCGCCAATCATCACTTTTGGATGAGGCTTTTTAAGACTAAGAGTAGCCATGTTTAACCTTACTTCTTTGGTTGACTTCACTAGACACGCTGTTGGCAGGATGGTGAAGAATCATCTTTTCGGGAGCTACCCTAGCCGCGTGCAATTATTGTATCAAATAAATTGATTGTTGGTAATTTCTTTCTTACCTTGCTTGGCAAACAAACGAGCAGCTTGTTGCTTCATCACCGCATACTCAGCCTTTGAAAAGATGCCGTAAGACGGAACACCGCAGAAGTACTTAACTTCATTGTGGTTCTCCGGCTTTTCATCGCTGATCAATGTGTACTCAGCTAACCAGCATTTACCTATCTTTACCTTGCCAGTCTTGATAATGCCCTGATCACGCAGATTCTGCGCTGTAGACAGCACTGTAGCTCTAGGCATACCAGTGATGTCAGACACCTGTAAAGAGGACAGAGGGCCGTTCTTGAGGGCTTTAATAATAGCTTCTTGGGTCATTTGTGCTTCTTTAAAAATAACTTAGGGTTTTTCAGTTTCATGGATGCAGGAATTCCTCTACTCAACCAGTTATGAACTCGCTGGGCAGAGATTTTTAACCTCTTGGCAACAGCAGAACTGCCACCTAAAAGAGCTATCAATTCCTTGTCGGATTGGATTTCGTCTTGTTTAGTCATAGTTGCATCATAACAACGAATCTGTAAAAAATCAACGTAATGTGAAAATAATTTAAACAAAGCGTTTTTCTTTGCTATACTTCATCCAACCCAAGCAATTCGCAAGGGCCATAAAGGAGAACCAAATGAAAAGTAAGATTATTCAAACGCTGATTGAGTGGACATTGGCATTCATCATCTTTGGCGGTATTGGCGTAATGCTGGCATGGAGAGGCTAATCATGAACGCATTTCCATCTTATGAATATGTCCAAAACTATGGGCAAATGATGGCGGTAGGTGGCATGACATTGCGTGACTACTTTGCGGCTAAAGCAATGCAACCAATTAACTCACAAGCAATAGATTATGCAAAAGCAGAAGCAAGTGATATGGCACGTAAAGCGTACATGATTGCAGACGCTATGCTGAAAGCGAGAGAAGCATGAACACTCAAGAATTAAGACGCAAAGCACGACAGCTTTACAACAACAAGCTAGTCCCTACAGAAGTCAACCAACACAACCAACGCAAATGGGTTAGGTCAGTCCTAAAACTTGGTGACAAATGGTTGTTGGCAAAGCAAGTCTCAAGAATTCAATAAGGAAGAATGATGGTACATAAGAAGTTAATGAACGCTCGGATGGCTTTGCAATCCATGTCGTTAAAGAAGTCAGGACACAACAAGTTCGCGGGCTACCAATATTTTGAATTAGGCGACTTCCTTCCACAAATCAATGAGATTTTCCATGGTCAAGGATTGTGCGGAGTTATCTCATACACTAAAGACTATGCAGACCTAACCATTACAGACGTTGATGATGGCACTTTCATTACCATCAGTTCGCCAATGGTAGAGGCTAATTTAAAAGGCGCGCACGCTATCCAAAATCTTGGTGCTGTTGAGACATATCAGCGCAGGTATCTCTGGATGACAGCAATGGAAATTGTTGAGCATGATGCTTTGGATTCTTCTGCACCACTCAAAGAAGAAAAGAAATCTCCTGTGATTACACCAACACAGGGTGCAATGGATAACATTCCTATTGAGGAATTAAGGTATCTTGACGAACTGGCAATGGATTTAATTGCTATGTGCGAGAAAGATGAGTCCAAGTCAGCTTGGATTAAGTTGGAATCAGAGAACCTAGACGACACTCAAAAGGTTGCCTTGTGGACTTTGCTTCCTAGTAAAGTAAGAAGCAGCCTGAAAAAGGCAAAGGAAGTTTAAATGGAATACAACAATGAAAATCGTGGTGCGTTATGGAAGAACGACCGCAGGGATGACGAGAAGTTTCCCCACTACAAAGGGTCTCTCAATGTAGAGGGTGTAGATTTCTGGATTAGCGCATGGATTAAAGAAGGTAAGGACGGCTCTAAGTTCATGTCTTTGTCTATCAAAGCTAAAGACCAGAAGGAAGCTAAAGCACCTGCAAAGCGCTCTGTACGAGACGACTTTGACGACTCAGCGCCATTTTAAAGTTTACGAGGCGAAAGCGGATGCTGTGCGTGGGGAGTTCCCTGCGATGCAACACAGACGCAGCGAGTAGCTTCTCCAATTTAAGGTTTACGGGGGAAAGCGGGCAATTCTGCCGGACGAACGTGAGTACCCCACTTTAAGGAAAAGATCATGGATATTAAAAGTGCTTTTGAAAAAGTGTTTGGTACATCAGTATTTAAGCTGCATCGCAAAGACAGTCCTCAGACATCAATTGAGGCCGCGACAAGCGTAGACACCAAGAAGCTAGAGAATATGGTCTATGAGGCCATTAAAGGCTTCCCTGATGGGTGTATATCAGATGAAGTACTAGAGCTATATCCAGACTATCCTTATTCATCCATTACAGGCCGGTATCGCTCTTTGCTAGACAAAGGATATATCGAGATTATTGGCACTAGAGTTGGACGCTCTGGTAAGAAACAACGCATTATGCGGTCAACAAAAAAGGATTAAAAGTGTCGTTTGCCAAAACAGAAATATTGACAATTCAATGGGGAGAAGCTCGTGGCATTGTCCAGAACAGCACTCCATTCGCTCAAGCCTTGAAGACCAAAGAAGAGCTAGAAGAACTATTCGATGCCATCTCCAAAGGCGATAGAGAGGCTATGGCAGACGCTTATGGCGACATCCTTGTTACATTGGTAATGGGTTGCGCTTGTGCTGACCTAGACCTGTTAACTTGTTTTCAAGGTGCTTACCAAGAAATCAAAGGAAGAACTGGAAGACTTGGTGCAGATGGAATTTTTTACAAAGATTAAGCAATAAGGACTTCCAAGGCATGAGCTATATGCTTTTGCCTGTCTGCCAAACCTATTTTTGCACCATTGATCTTGACTGTCATGGTTACATAGTCACGAGCATCGGCATACTGATTTAGCTTATGTGTTTGCCAGAAAAACCCCGCTGTAAGTGCAGCATACATTGGAGTAGATACTAGGTCAGGATTCATCACAAAGTCCTCTCCTAGTGCTTGTCCTGCATGGAAATAGTTGCTGTGCCCTGTAAGTTGAAATAGTCCTCGCCCTCGAAAACGAAAGCCATCACCAGAAGCCTCATCTCTATTGCCCATACGATTGGCATAAACAGAGTTAGCAATCTTTTTAGGGTCACGCTCGTATTGTTTGGCAAACTCTAAAGTTGGGAAACGCTTAGGCCACACTCGCATTAAAGTTTCAGCTTTGTACATCAAATTTTCGTTAAGCGTTTTAAAGTTGCCGCTTTCGTGAGATGCCTGACCAATGAACGATGCTTGTCTAGCAGGTGTAGATATATCAAAACGAACAAAAGTTTCGTTTAGTGGCTCAACCCATTGATCACCAATGTGAAGTTTCTTTAGTTGGTCAGCGGTTATTGGCATTTAAGAGATTCCTTACTTGGTCATACGACTCAATACAAGCGTTCAAAGCGGCAGTATTTTTATCACCTTGGGCTACTATTTCTGCGATGGCTGCGAGGGTTTCTCGCTCGGCATCAGAAGCTGTGTCAGCCTGTCTGTCAGGTTGACTGGTTGCTTCTTGATTTGAGGCGGTAGTGGTGGGATTTGTGGGGGTTGATACACAACTTGAGGTGTTGAGCCGCACCCTGCCAGCCCTAATAGCACGATCAAGAGCAGACTGTTTTTGATTGACAACATTGTTAACCTCTTCAAGTTTGGTTGCGTTAGTGTTAAGTTGTTCAGTAAGTTTCTGTTCAGTTTTACGAGATTCTTCGTTCTTTTTAGCAATGGCTAGTTTCATGTCGTTATCACGCTCTAGCCATCCATAGTGGTGACCTACCCTGTAAGTACCAAACAAGGATATGAGAACACCAACGATCAACCAAGGCAAAGGAATGGGTAACATCAGTCAGCCTCTTTTCTAGCTTGTGCTAATTGCTCTCGTTCTTCATCATCCTCTAGCAAATCTGGAGGAGTAGTTGGAGGAGGAGGAGGAGTCCATGATTCATCTAGTTCTGGATTCTTCCAAACAGGCATAGCGCCAAATGGTTGGCTAGGTAATCCATAAGCAGATTGTGGAGGCGCGTAAGATGAGCCGTATGAGCCTTGCATTGGCTGACACATAGGTTGCATCATTGGAGGCGGATTAGGCGCTCCTAGAGCCTTAGAGACGGCTCCAGCAGCTCTTTTTGTCATCACGCCGCCAATACCACCAACAATCAATAGAACAATGTCGTTCAGCATCTTGGTATAGGCTTGGTCAATGGGCGCCATCGACTTGATTGGCTGCGTAACAAACGTCACTGAGTACAGCAAGGCGATCACGATGAAGCACAAAATGCAAGTGACCACGACGACCACAAAGCCCCAAATTCGTACCTCGAATTCTTCAGTTGTTAGGTTTGGCTTCTGGTTGGACATCATTTACCTTTTTCTCCAAGATTGGTGCAACCAGATATTCTGGGCATTGTTGCGTAAACAAACACTTAGGCTTTTGACATTCTTCTGCATGAAAGAAATCAGGGTTTTGACATTTGTAGCGGTATCTGTCTTCACAGCCTGTCAATAAAAGTAGTAATAAAAGGTATCTCATACAAGTACATCCACATGACTAGCATTGATAAATTGAGTGTGAATGCGATGCACTCTGTCCTTCTCTTTTTCTTGGCAGTTCAATCGTTCTCTTTCTTGCAGATATTGTTGGTTTAACACCTTGGCCTCCTCTTTGAGTACCAACGCATTGGCTTGATAAGGAGTGATTTTCATAAACCTACCATCCCCAATAGTTTGTTTACAACTCTGTCAGATAAGTCGTTAGGTAGAAACTTTAAAAACCCAAGAACCCACCACGCAACACACAACCGAACGAATATCTTTAACCAAACATCAAACTGCTTTTGATACTCATTCATCGTCCACACTTCGTCTGAGCACACATATCCTGTATCTCAGATAAACCAAAAGCAATTAAGCAAATCAGAACAACAATAGACAACCCTGCAATCAGATATGTCATTTGCTCTTCCTCCTCCTCTTTGAGACGCTTCTCCTCAGCCCTTAAAGCCGCCATCTCTTTGGCATCATCTCTATCCATCTCTGCCTGACGAGCCTTGATCTTATTCCAGACATCAATCTTGCCAGTCTGCATAAAGAGCATCTTGAGTTCTTCCTCAAATGCACGAGCCTGCTCAAGAGCCATCTCAATCTGGAGAGCCGTCCCCATGTTTGAGCCTTTTTTGCTCTTAGCCTGAAGCATAGCCTTAGTTGCTTGACTCTTAGCGTCAAACATCTTGCCAAGCATAGGAGCAAGACCACCAAGATCATTGGCAACCTTACTGGCCTTCTTGACCATTGAAATGGCGTTTTGCAAACCATCAAGCGCCGCAATGGGGTCGAGTGGAATCATGCTTACCTCTAAGGCCAACAAATAATAATAATGTAGCTACAGAATATTACAAATGATGTAAGACAGGCCGCCGCAATAAATGCTTCAGCCCAATCAATCATTTTTTAATCCACGTCTGCCAAATAGCACCAGCCGCCATAATCACCCC